CAAAATCTACACCTGTTGCTGTAGTTTCAAACAAAAAGAAAAGAGAACAATTTGTAGCAGTAGATGAAACTCAGGTGATGGTGGATGTAGTTTCCCAACTCACTGAGTTTTTTAAACTTCAAGAACAGCTAGCTGCACATATAAGAGAAGAAGAAGAGAAGAGTCAAACAGTTTACGATCCAGATGCCAATCTAATGGAAGCTGCCCTGAAGCGGGTGATGGCTCAAGATCAGATGGCAGCATTAGAAAAAACCATTAGAGAAACTATGGTGTATCAAAGCCCTCCAGAGATGGGAGCTTTATATAGCAAAGTGTTTGAGATGAGAGACATTATAGGAGCAGAACAGGAAGCAGCTAGGCTAGTGCAGGAAAAGCGTGAAAGAATTAAAAGATGGCAACGTCAGGTAACAGAACAGGACAGACAAAGAAAGCTCGTCTACAGCCTTATGACTCTGGTGCTTATCGGATACCTCTGGATTCTTCTGCTGTCGTTCCACCAATACAGGGGAGTGATGTGATGGGAGTATTGGGATGGATTGTTGCTGTTATCTTAGTAGCTTTTATGTTACCTTTATTAGCTTGGATGTACCTTGATGTTCTTGTACAGAAACAAGAAGTGAAGCAACAAACTGAGCAGATAGAAAGACTTAGAAGAAAGATTGAAAGGAAGGAAAATGATAAAAAGCCTATTAGTATTAGTGACAATCCTGTTTATGACAGGGTGCGAAGACCGCTATCGCTATCCTTGCCAAGACCCAAAGAATTGGAATAGTGAAGAATGTAAGCCACCAATTTGTACAGCAGCAGGAACTTGTCCTGATATGCTTGTTAAACCAGAGGAGAAGAAGTGATGTCAACAATTGGATATAAACCTAACAGCCGCCTAACTGCTGATGAGATTGAAGTCAGGGTATGGGCATTTGTCATTGTGGTGCTGGTCACTATTCTGCTAGCTTCTATGGGTATGTTTCTGTACTCAGTGAGTTTTGTTACGCAGCCAATGAATGGCAGCATGGCAGCTATTGACAAGGTGTATACACAGCAGATCTCAACAATAATGGTTTTCATCACTGGTGTGTTAGGTGGTGTTGCTGGTAGGTCTGGTGTTAAGGCAATTGCCAATGCAAGTGCTAAGGCAGAAGCCAACGACAATGAGCCACCTGCCCCATGAGCATCCTTAACCCCTACATACTTTTAACCGTCTTGCTGGCTGTTCTAAGCAGTTTTGGAGGGGGTTATTGGAAGGGTGGTCATGACGCTCACATGAAGCAACAAGCTGAAATGGTTGCTTTGAATGAGAAGGCTAGAGAGACAGAGAAACAAATGGCTGTAGTAGCCACAACATATGCAGATACATTAAGGAAAGCTAATAAAAATGCTGAAAAGAAAATCACTACTCTTAGGGCTAACATTGCCACTGGTGATCTGCGCCTGTCAATCCCCACCCAAAGCCCCGTATGTTCCTCCTCAGATGCCACCACTACCGTTGGAGATAACAGCGGAGAAACACGAACCGAACTTGACAGAGAGGTTGCTACATCTCTTATCGCCATCACAGCCGAAGGCGACACAGCCATAAGAAAGCTTAATGCTTGTATTGAAACCTATAACACTTTAAGGACTATGAAATGAATTTAACAGCCAACTTCTCTTTACATGAGCTTACCAAATCTGAGACTGCTTTGCGTTTAGGCTTAGACAATACACCTAATGAAGCAGCCATTGCTAGCCTTAAACTCTTGTGCGAGAAAGTATTACAACCTGTTAGAGATCATTATCAAAAAGGTGTAAAGTGTAATAGTGCATTTCGCAGTGCGGAAAGTAATGCAGCAGTTGGAGGCTCTCGTACCTCAGACCATTGCAAGGGCCAAGCAGCCGATATAGAAATACCCGGTGTACCTAATGCTGAGCTTGCTCAGTGGATTATGGACAACTTAGAATATACACAGCTTATATTAGAATTTTATACAAGTGGTATTCCTGACAGCGGGTGGGTTCATGTTTCCTATGACCCAAACAACCTTAAGAAACAAGAGTTGACAGCAACCAAACAAAATGGTAAGACGGTGTATTTAAATGGACTTGTTGCTTAAGCGGTGTTATAATGTCTCCAAACCACCTAAATATAATTGGTAGGGAATATGAGATTGTTTATTTAGATGAATTAAAAGATGCTGTTGGTGAGTGTGATTGGGACAACTTAAAGATAAGAGTAAAGAACGGTCAGCCCTTGCCACTAGAAGTGGATACAGTGTTACATGAAGCTATACATGCAATAGATAATGCCATGCAGCTTAATATGAATGAAAGACAAGTGTATTGTTTAACTACAGGATTGATATCAGTGTTAAAAGATAATCAACATTTTTTAGAATATTTGTATAGGGTAGTAAAGAAATGAAAGAAAATTTCACAGCAACACAAAAAGAAGTTGTAGCCAGAAAGATGGGCTATGATGGCCCTATGCAAATGTTTGATGAGTTCTTAATGTCTAGACCATCAGATGCACAGAGATATGCTTTCATCACTTCTAAGTTTGCTGAGAACATGGCTAAGGGTGGTATGGTTGGATATGCACAAGGTGGTGCTGTAGCTGCTCCTAAAAGTAAAGCTTCTTATATCATTGAACAATATATGAGATCTAAAGGAGAAGACCCAGCTAAAAGACTTAACACTATTTATAGATTAGCAAAAGTAGGAGACAATCTTCTATTGCAAGAGAATGAGTCTGTACTAGAACTTAGAAAGCTTGAGCCGGGTGTTGTTTATTTTATGTTATATACCATAGATAAACCAACAATACTAATTCAATCTCTTACTAAACTTATTCAAAAAATAAAACAATCTGATATCAAGACCGTCTATGGAGGTGCGGATAATCCACAAATTATTCCTTTATTAAAAAGTTTAGGTCTTCCTGTGGTTGCTTCGGATAGACCTGAATTTAATTGGAAGGCTGTATTATGAGATATAGTAATAGTTTAGATATTTTAGGAATACCCTCATTACCAGAACATGCGTTTAAGCACGTAGGCAATAGGCAGATTAAGCTGTATGGTTTATTTGATTTTTTAGTAGACACCGCTGATAATGTTTTAGGCGTAGACGACAGTGGCGGTATTGGTGGCACTGTTAAAGAAGTTGGCGCACAAGTTGATGACTTTGTAAATGACACTATTCCCGGCGGCTGGGTAACTGTTGCTGTTGTTGCTGGTGGTTATTATTATGGGTCTGAGTTGCTTGCTGCTGACGCAGCTACTACAGGCGCTACACTAACAGAAGCAGAAGCTGCTGCTTTAGCAGCCGAAGAAGCTGCTATTTCTAGTACACTAAGTCAGCCTAGCGCATATGCTGGTGCTGATTTGGCTGCTTCAGTAGCCCCAAGTGCTACAGCTGGTGTGACAACTAGCAGTATGCCTACACAGCTTGATTACAGCTTTGGATCTGGTGCTTCTAAAACCACTGCCCTTAAAGCAGTACCATCCGCAACTCCTTTACCAGCAGGTGGAACACCTATTAGTTTTGATCTTGCAGCACCTGTAACCGAAGGCGTTGTAAAAGGAGCCACTCCTAATTTAACTTCTTCTATAAACCCATTTTCGCCTACTGGCATGGGTGGAGCACAAGGACTCACTGTTCCTTCTGCCACTGGTGTAGGCACTGTGTCTGCTGCTGGAACATTCGGTACAGCCAACGCAGTCACTCCTAGCGGTACAAATCCTTTTAATTTAGGTAGCAGGCCTGAACAGCCACCAACAGAAAAAGAAAAAGAAGGCAAAGACGTAACCTCTGCTGTTTCTCTTCTCATTGAGCTTTTAGGTGAGCGTACTAAATCTACTAGAGGCGAAAGAAATTATGCTGTTGGTGGTGCTGTAGAACCCTATAGTCCATCAGCAACTATGGGTACTGCTTCAACTACAGCAATAACTCCCGGAATGGTGTCTGCAACACCACAAGCAGTGCCTACACAACAAGCTGCTCCCTCAACTAATGTTGTTGCTACTGAAGTGACTGCTCCTTCAGCAGTGGCTGAAGAGAAAATAGCAGCAGATGCTGCACAAGCAAAGGTTGCTGAAAGTTTAACTGGCGTTAAAGCGGAACAAGGCACTGTATCTAAAGATGCACTGGCAACAGCAGCCACTGTTGTTCCAACTGATACAGCAGTGGGTAAGGAACAAGCTGCTCAAGGAACAGCAACACTTGTAAAAGCACCTGAAAAAAGAATTGTACAAGCTGGAGAGATTGTTAGTGGCTCTGCTGTAGATCAGAAACAAGTTGAAGCTGCTTTAGCTAAGACACAAGCGGCTCAAGGTGTAGTGACAGAAGAGATGACCACACAAGGCCAGCTTAACAAATTGTTGACTAGCTTTGATGCAGGCAATCCACCACCTTGGGCTTCTGCCTCTATGCGTAGTGTTACAGCACAGCTTGCAGCTAGAGGACTTGGTGCTAGTAGCATTGCAGGACAGGCCATTGTTCAAGCCACATTAGAAGCTGCTCTTCCTATTGCTGCCACTGATGCCAAAGTGTTTGAAACGATGGGTTTACAAAACTTGTCTAATAGACAGCAAACAGCAATGGTGTTAGCAGAACAAAGAGCTAAATTCTTAGGACAAGAGTTTGATCAAAACTTCCAGACTAAAGTATTGAATGCTGCTCGTATTGCTGACATTGCTGATAAAAACTTTACTGCTGATGTAACCATTGCTTTAGAGAATGCACGTTTAACAGGCACAATGGACTTACAGAACCTGTCTAATAGACAAGCATTGGTGTTAGCTAAAACAGCACAGGTGGCTAGTTTAGAAACAGCTAACCTAAACAACAGACAACAAGTGGCTGTAGAAAATGCTAAGGCTTTCTTAACTTTAGATGTTAAGAACTTAGACAACAGACAACAGACAGCTTTGTTTAAAGCTAAAGAAATTGCTGATTCAATTATCTCAGACACTGCCGCTGCTAATGCTGCCAAGGCAACTAACGCTGCTAATGCATTAGAAGCAGATAAAATAAATGCACAGCTTGCTCTCTCTGCTTCACAGTATAATGCAGCAGAGAAGAATAAGGTGGCTATATTTAACAAGTCTGCTGCTGATGAGCTTTCTAAGTTTAATGCACAGGAAGCAAACGACAGAGCAGAGTTTAATGCTAACTTGAGTGGACAGATTAACATAGCAAATGCTAAAGTGTTGGCAGATGTTTCTACAGCAAACACTAGAGAAACAAATGCAATGGCTGCTGTTAATGCTAAGAATGCTACAGACTTGTCTGCTTCTACGTATGCTCAGCTTTCACAGACATATAGAGATCAGCTTGAGACAGCATGGAAGACTTCTGATAATGCTGCGGCTAGGGCTAATGAAATTGCTAAAGTGAATATTACTTCTGCTGCTACAAAATATGCAGGGGACGCAGCAGCAGATGCTGCTTACTATGCGGCTTTGGGCAGCTTGAGTGCTTCTTTATTAACCACTTCCGGTGGTAGTAAAATAGCAGAGTCTCTTGCTAATACAGTGCTTGGCTGGTTTAAAGGGGAAAAGAAATAATGCAACATATTAAATCATACATGAATAAAATAGAAGGCATCATTGCTTCTAACAAACCCTCTGCTTCTAAGAAGAAGCCTATGGGCTTTGCTCCTACCAAAGAGAAACAAACAGAAGAGACTAAAAAAGAAGATATGAACATGAAAGTTGTTGCCGACACAATACAGGGTATTAGAGAAGCTAGAAAAGGAATGCTAAATGCAACCAAATAAAACAAGCCCTTTTGATGTAATACAGCCTGTAGCTCCGGGCATTTCTTGGACTGCTCCTGAGAAGAGCAGACCTTGGCAACAACCTCCACAGCTAGTTAATATTGGTGATGTTGTTCAGAGATATATGGATAGCTTTTCTGATCCAGAAGCCATGTCTAATGCCGTTGATGCTTTAGAAACTAAAGTGCCTTTATCTGTAATGGCACAATCAATTATGTTGAACTATGTAAGCGAAGGCGTACATACAATGGATATGGGCATA